ATATTTTACGAAATAACTTAAAGGTTCATCCAAAATCAAAAAGGTCGTTAATTGTGCTATTAATATTGGTTCTATTTAGTAAGTCCCAATCCAACACTCCCAATAAGTTTTCAATTTTATTATCAATCATATTGGTTTCCATCAATGCATCATCAAATGGTAAATCTTTGTACCACTTGGGGATGTTGTGTTCGTCGATTGGTATACTGATACTTCTAAACCCATATGGATTATCTTTCAATTTGCATACAACGGTTTTCATGCCGTCGGATATTTCCATACTATGATTGTCATTATTAATAATACGGAGATTATTCCAATTAACTGCAGCCCTAACATGCCCTGGAATAGTTATAACTTTATTTCCCTTTCCCTTTTCCGCTACCTCAGTCAACATAACTTCGGAATAATTGGTTAACTTGTTGACACGTTTTGGTGTCCCCTTTTCCCAACTAGGTTTATTCTTAAATTCCATTTTAAACTTCATGATTTCATCAATTATATATTCTTTGTCTTTGTTTGAAAGTAGGTCATTTAGAATATTCTTCAAGAAATCTTGTATCACTGCAGGGGTATCACTACGCTTTAAGTCTAATCCCATTGCTTTTACTTTCCCAAGTCCACCATCACTATCATATCGGGTGCCTTCATTATCATACACCATGATGGCATAACGTTTCTTTTTAATAAACAGACCGCTTAAACCAGTAATCTCTCTACCGCACTTAATGATATCACCCTTATCTGTTGGTACATTATGCGCCTCTTTCATGTATAGTGGAAAACTGATATTTAACTTGTCGGCAATTTTCTCATATAATGCCGTCGCAATATCCTTATCCCATTTAGCACCGTTTGCTACCGCTTCTTCCATAACAGGCCAAGCACTGAAATAAGCAGAATCTGTGTCACCATATATAATGCATTCGCCTGTGTGGTCATACACACCCGTCAAGCACTCATTCACATAAGCGTCCATGTGCTTCGCAATTGCTCTGCCTGTTAGTGTTGTTGACTGACCAATGCGTTTATCAAAGAATCTACAGTACTTGTTAAGAATCGCACCGTACAACGAGTTAAGACCAATCTTTTTAACTAATTGTCGTTTATCCCAAAATGCTTTATCTTCGGGGGTGGTCGCATCACGCTTTTTGGCTTGCATTTCTTTGCGTTCTGCGTACCAACGTTTAAGTAATCCGGGAATGACTCCATCACGTTCCATTGAAAAAATGGTACCATTGGCACTTAATGTCCAATTGCTATCAAATATGATGGAATATAATTCTTCTGTGGGGTGGGTAGTTGATTCCCCATTGACCCAATCCACCGTAATGTTTGTATTTGGTGTTTTTTCCATCAATGCAGTGTATTCCATTGTCCCAAATAATCCTTCCCACGCACCCGCAAATGAACTTCCTTTGTATGTTTTTCCTGCATTGTTTACTTGGTCAATCATTTTACTGTTTATATAAGCATCAGTCGTGTCCAATCTAAATTGCCCAATGATAGTTTCCGGTGCCATATTTAACGCACGAATTACAGATGGGTACAAACTATTGATATCAACTGACCCAATCCATTTGTGTACCCCCTTTTTTGGATATGCTACATATGCTCCCGCTGCTTGTGTATTACTTTCTTCTTCCTTTTTTCTGTTTGGTACGACAAATCCACGTTCATGCGCTTCGTTGATGATTGCCTGTTCGGTTATACCAACCGACCCCATTGTTGATGGTATCGATACAGTATTTGAATGGGCGATTTCATTTGCTAAATCGATGAACTTTAACTTCTCATCCATTTTTGCCAATAGCATTGTGTCTTGTCTCGAGTAGTCAATAAACTTCTCAAAATCATCGTTGTATAATTGGTCTAATGTTCCCATGTACGCAATTTTCTTGTCTCCCAATTCATACTCAGAAATTGCATCCAATGAATACGAATGCATTTCTTGGTATGTGTATTTTCGGTACAATTGCATGTAGTCCAAGTGAATACGACCAACAAGGGCAAATGTTTCTTTTTCAGCACCGTAGCGCTCATATGTTTTAGTTTTTGGTATTCTATCCCATAGACAGAATCGTTTATTCTCTTCCATCGAGGAAATCCGTGCCACTCGATTTACCATGTACGGTATATCAAAACCCTCACTATTCCAACCACTCAAAATATCTGCATCTTCAATCAAGTCAAAGAATGCTGAGAACATTTCACTTTCATCATCGAAAAGTAATGTATTCTCAAATTTATTTGCGATTTCAAATGCATCATCTTCTGATAATCCATTGGGTGGGATAGCCAAACATATTAGTTTTTCAGCCCAATCCAAATACAGTGATATTGCGGTTACTTTATTGAACGGGTCTTCAGGCGGACTAAATCCTTTTTCTTTATGAAAATCGGTTTCAATATCGAAAAAAACGGTATTTAACTTAGGTGAGTTTTTATTTTTGTAATTTTCCTCTAAGCATTTATTGATTACATTTATGTCACTTTCATATAATTGAACATGTTTGTGCGCACCTTGTTCTTGTCTAAACCCACGTCTATTTCTAGCATGTGCTCTACTAACAGGTGTTCCATAAATGCTTTTAAATTTCCCCAATGGGTCATCATAATAAAACTCATACTTAGGTCTAAATTCAGAAAGTACCCTTTTGCCATCTATTCGTTCGGCAACACACACCATATCGGAAAGTGGGTCGTATATTGCGTCAACGTATGACATTAATCAGTACGCCCCACTGTTTCTAGGATTGTTTCTAGTACATCGTAGTCATCTGATGCTTGTTGGAAGTTTACTTTATATGCAACACGTACTGCTTTCTTCAGTACAGCAGGTTTAACCTCCATTTCTTCGGCAATTGCTTTGATTGTGTCTGCCAATCCTTCGTTAAGTACTTCTACTTCTGACATAACGCTAATGCCTTCCTTAAAAAGCATTTCTAATTTTTTCTTTTGGTCTGGGGTGAATGTTAATGACATGTATAACTCCTTTGGTGGTTTAAAACTACATATTATAAACACATAAACAAAAAAATAGATGCTATTAAACACCCATTTTAATATTTCGGTAAAAGTTATAATTAATTACATTTTAATCCATTTGTATGAACCTTGTCCTAAATATTCTCCTCTAGAGTAACCGCGTTTTTTCATTTGAGTTTTTATGTAGTTATCTTTGTCATCCTGTGATAATTTGTCCCACTCTTTGCCTTCTTTTTCTGCTTGTTTTCTAGCATCTTGTAATGCGTAGTAACTGTTTAATCCTTCCATTATCTTCCTATTTGAATTGTATCCTTATTTAATGTCGCTTCGTCTCTTTTTTTCATTTGCATCTCAATATCAAGTTTAACTGCATCAAATTGTGCAAGTTTATTGTCGATTTGTTTTTCTTTAGCATCTAAACGGTTAAGATGTTTTTCCTGCGCGATATTTACTTCTTTTGACTTATCAATACCTTGCTGTTGGGTTACGTTTACTTCCGCTTCGTGTTCGATTCCGTCCGTATTTGCTTGGATATTTTCTTTCTCTGCGTCAACTTCATCGCGCATAAATTGTACAAATGCTTCTAGGTCTGTTTCCGCGTATGCGTACTTAGCACGTGCCTTCTTAACTAACCACTTAGTAGCAGGGTCACGGATGTCAATTGAGTCTTCTTCCTTTTCGTCTTTTTCGTATATGTCTCGTAAGTTCATAATTGTTACCTATATCCTAATTCTTCTGCTTCTGCATTCAGTTTAATCATATAACGTTGAGCAACATCCTTTGTTTCTGGGTCAGCCATTGACATCGGGTCTTTTAATATATCCCATAATGCCTTCTTCATTTCCAAATAATCTTCTTTGCTGTTGATATGTTTGTACGCGAACTTAGTTCCATCCTCATTATATATACTTTGCTCTTTTCGTCTTTTTTGAACACTACCCATCGGCATTGCTACTGTAGCAAATCCGCCTGCTGATGTTGTTTCAACTAATTCTTTAATTTTCATAACAAAATGTTGTTTTATATTACGAGTATTTATGCGTTATCAATAGTTTAATTAATTTCGATAAAGTGTTGACACGCAATCTATTTGTGGTATAATACTCACATACAAAACAAAAAAGAGATTATGTTATGTCAGATAAAACCAAAAAACAATTCATCAACGAGTACTTCGACCTTAAAGAAGCATTTTTAAAAGAGAAAGAAGTTAATTTTATAAACCACGAACCCCTCGACTTCGAATTTAAATTATCAGATTTAATGAGTTCAATCGAAAAAACATATAATTTAAATACTACAAAAAAATACAATAAGTGGTGCGAACAAAATATCGAATTTCCTTACTTTCACCCATTCTTCGATTAATTAACCACCAATCACCAATCACCAATCAATCAGCATCCTTCTGTTGGTTGTACGTCTTTAAGAAAGCATCGTAGTACTCTGGGTCTTGGTCATAAGACTTACCACGCCATCTTTTAATTAAATCATGTACATTTGCTTTTGGGTTCTTTGATTTAAGTTCATGGTCCATTTGACGCATAATAGTCTTTGCCATCTTTTGGTACGGTTCGTGAAACTCAGGAGCAGATAAGTTACCCTTTCCACCGTAGTCATGGCGTTTATCATATCCTGGTTTATTAGGTTCTCTGCCGTACTTAATTGATTGTGATGCTTGTGTGTGGTACTGGTCAGTATATCCTGTTTGGTCTTTGAACTTTTTTGGATAACGTGTAGTGTAGTCCTTTGCTGTAGTACCATTAATTTGAGCAGGACCCCATGCAGACGAACCTTTCTTATAACCAACAGGGTCGTTTTTCTTATTAGCACCGTAAGTACGTATGTAATGTCCTGTGCCATCCTCACCCTTATCAACCCCACGCATCTCAGCACTCACAAATGAATCGTACGCTTTATCGTAGTTAATGTCGCTTGAATGGTCTTCTGTAAATTCTTGTGCTCTCATGATGTGTAGTCCTGTTGTTAGTATTGCTAATAACGCCATGAACGTCATTGCTTTTAAGTTTGTGCTATTCAATTGCCTTGTCTAACTTTAGTAGCCATGTCTTGAATATCTAAGTTACTGTCCTTCTTCCACTTAGCAGTATTACCCATCTTAGGGTCAGTGTGTACTTTACCTGTTACTTTCTTAGGTAATGGAATATTATCAAAGTCTGCTTTATTTGACTTAGGTACTTTCTTTGGAGTTTTACTAAGTAGTTTGCTTCCTACTTTACCTGCCGCACCAAGCAATGTTAATGCTTGTGCCCAAAACTCATCTAATCTTTTGTTGGTTACTTCATTTATTTTCATAATTAATCTACTGTGTAATAATCCATTAGTACGGTGTACATACATTCCATTTGCCTAATCTTCTGTCTTAACTCTGTTTCTGACTGTATTCCTGCTATGTCTAGTTGCTTTAAGCAATCGTAATAGCATTCCCTTAATGTTGCTATTGTTAAACTCAACTCTAAGTGCGTTGGGTTATACGGTGTTGCCCAATCATCAGGACACATTTTCCTCTTCTTTGGTTGAAACAATATAAGTTCACCCATTTACTCCCCTAGTATTTCGAATGTGTGCTTATCTATAATCTTCCCTGGTCCGTATTCAATACGTGTATCTACTATATTAAACTTACTTATCTGTTGTCCAACTTTCTCTAATGTAAATCTGTACTTTCCCGGAACTGCTTTTACTTGTAATATCTCAGTTAAGTATACAGGTTCTTCCCACTTGTATGTGCGTTCGCAAAATAATTCGTCGTTAACATACACTCTGTAATCAGGCGGAAATCCCTCCCAATCACAGTGCAAATCAAATAATACTTTTACAAAAT